TTAACATGTTATCTTCATCCAGTTTTTCCCACGATCATCATCATAACGATCAGTTTGCTGTTGTGTTTTATGCCCAAGTAGCTTCCTAGTATCTATCCCTTGTTCTTTGTACAGGCGTTCAGATAAAGACCTTTGCTCATGGAATGTGGCAGGTGAGCCATCCCCCCAGTCAATCCCTGCTAAATCCCGTGCTTTACTAAAATTCATCGTCAATGTATTGGATTTAACCTGTGCACCACGTTTTGCCTGTGAGGTTGAACGGAAAAAATGCACTAAGTATGGACTGACTGCATAATCACGGCAGCGGACTACTACATCGCGTAAACTCCAGCTAATCGCGTTGAGACGAAGGGAAAGCGGGATTGCGATTTTGCTCCCGGTCTTTTCCTGAATAACATGGAGATGATCATCCCAAATATCACTAAATTTCATACGCGAGATATCACCTAACCTCTGGCCAGTAACCAGTGCTAACAGCATGGCATTCCCCATATAACGATGACTGGCATCTGCGATATCAAAAATTTTTTGCCATTCTTCAAGACTTAACCGTTGTCGGGTAATTTTTCTTCTGGGTTGCTTCGTTGCAAGAGCAGGGTTATACCCTGGTGGAACTTCGCCGTAATGCTGTGCTTCTTTAAACACATCGATCAATACAGACCTTACGACCTGGGCCATTCTAGGCTGTCCAGCAGAGATATACTCATCAAGTAATTGTGCTATATCTCTGACATCAACGGCTGATATCAACTTCAGTCCTGCTCGTTCCCTGAGCAAGGATACTGGTTTGGCTTTCTGTTTATAAGTGTTGAGCTTTATATCGCCACTTTTCAGTCTGTCTTCCTGGATTGCTTGATAGCGATCTAACCAGGTTGACGTTGTGATTGCTTTTCCTTTGCTGGTTGCGATCCTGTCACTGATAGCTAGAATCTGCCGGGTTCTTTGCTCAGCTAGGCGTGTATTGGCCTCAGTGGCAATAGCAATGGCTTCAGCTTCGTTTGTGCCCAAAGAATGAAACTTCCCGGTCACTGGATGCTTATATCGCCAATAAACTTTATTTACTTTTCTGCTATAGAGCGGATACAAGTTCGGGACTGAAACATTATTCTTACGTGGTCTGGCTGCCATTACTTAAAATCCTTTGTAGAATAATAGAATCACTTTTCTTAATGACAGGAGTAACTAATTCTCCAACTAACTCTGCGTCCTCACGTACTCGCCATAGTCGACCTTGTTTCATTGCCGGTGGACAAAATAAATTCTGCTTAGCATAACGACGCAATGTGGACACACTTGGAGGGTTACTCCTAAATTTTTCCGCAGCCCATTCCTCAAGTGTCAGCATTTGAAGCATTTTGATAACCTCATTTCTTTTGCTACAAAACTATTTCACTAGTTAATTTCGCAGTTAGGATTGCTTATGCATCTTATGCAGCTCTTTAAAACGTTCCATAAACATCCCGTAGGCATGGCCCGGTGCCAGTGGAATCACGTTGAACATCTCTGTTGCCTGGATACCTTCCAGTACAGGCCAGAAAGAGCCATCATCAAGCCCGAGATCGCGGCGTTCGGTTGCCAGCATGATGAGATCGGCATATTTCACAGGCGTGCTCATAACCGGGGGTAACCCGTATTTCTCACGGATTATGGTGTCTATTTTTTCTTCCATCCGTTTATAGTCAGGAAGAAGGCGTTTCAGTGGTGCGGGGATGTCCTGGCAATACGCTTCTGTTGCATCATGCATTAACGCTTCAAAAGCAAATTCCTGCGGTACCAGCTGGCTGCAAAGCACCGCATGTTGGGCGACGCTGTAGAAGTGCGAAAGATGACCGGCAAAGCGACAGATATTTGAAAGGGAAACCGCGATATCGTTAATATCGATGTCGTCTTTATTTATCCTGTCATAATAAAAATGCTTCCCAGAAAAAGTTTTAATAAATGACATTTTGTTCTCCTCGTTATATGCGCTGCACCGCGCTGAATTTGGGTTAAAGAAAACCCTCGCCATCAGGCGATTATTGAGTCAATTACGTTTCCATAAATGCCCCCGCAGGGGCATTTGCAGTAATGAAATCAGGCGGTGAAAGTACCAATAAAGGTTTCTACTTTGCTGTCCTTGAATTTCTCAACAAGCAGATCACGAAATTCGTTAGCCATTTCTTCCTGCACTGCTTCCAGCTGAATAATGCGCAGAACCAGTACAGGACGATCGCCAGTGATAATGCTGAGGCGTAATTTAAATGGACGTTCTTTCAGGCCTTCAAACGGAACGCATTTAAATTCAAATGCCACTGGCATAATGTCTTTGGTCTTCGCTTCGACAGACTCCATCAGGGAGCGTTTGCCGCTGAAGTCATTATCTTCAAAATCAGCGGTCTGGTTTGCTTCAATCGTGATTTTACGGACAGCCGCAGCCGCTTTTGTTGCCTGAATAGCGTCACCATTAGCATCAAAGCCCACAAGGTAGTCGGCCCAGTCTTCAATCCATTCTGCCAGTGACTTCTGGGAATTACGCTCGCCATTAACAGACAACAGAGCAGAGAACGGTGCTGTCTTTTTCAGTTTGAGAGTGGCGGTGTTATCGGCGTGACCTGGTTCATCAATAGTACCCAGGTTAAGAACACTGACGGCACGCATATTATCAGCATCGATAAAGCAGCGGGTGCCTTCATCTGCAAGATCTTTAGAATAACAGGTAAAGTCATCGATGCTGGCAGTGGAAAGCGCACCACGGAAACGGAAGCGATTTAAATTAAATTTTTCCAGATCATGAATGCGGAAATTCTCAGGTAATGCCACTGCGTCGGCACCAATCTTACTGATAATTTCATTAACACCCTGAGCAGAAATAAGGGCATGGATTTGATTAATTGCGGTTGCGTCTAAGTTCTGAGACATAATAAGTCCTCACTATATAAAGATATTCAGTGATGAGGTAAATAATTAGTTTATTAAGAACGATATTAACGACCTGCTGCGCGGAGTTTTCCGTCAGGTTCACCGGCAAGAGTCAGTAATTGTCCCTGGTCTTCCTGCAGAATAGTCAGGCGACCACCGCGATTGACATACATCGGCGTTTCGGTGGTGTCTTCTTCGGAAATTTTCCCGCGGTTAGTTGGGCGAACATATGAGAGTTTGTGTTTGATTTTCACACGGTTCTCATCAAACGGTTCGATTTCCAGATTGAGTGAGACCTTCCCTTTGGTTTTCGTGTTCATCACACCGGAAGCGACTTCACTGAGAACTGCGCCGATTTTGGTTTCAAATACGCCGCCGTCCAGCTCCCCGATAAATGCCTGCACATCAGTACTGCGTTCGCTAGCCATTTTGCTGCTCCTCATCATATCGACCCTGCAAGGCCGATTAGTTTCTCCACAAAACAGAGAAGAACACCTGCGGTGGCAGCCGCCCGGATGGATTGGGTTATGAGCCCGTCGTCCGGTGATGCTCTTCTCTGTTTTGTAAAAAGGACGGTACCAGCCGGAAGCAAGAGTACAAACTGGTACCGCCAAGACTACACACAGCATAAAGTTGTGGTGCCGGGTGCCTCCCGGTGCCTGGCGAAGGTTGCACACCAGGCGGGTGGGTATCCACAGAAGGTCGACTGTCAGCCTCAACCTTAACCCGCGTGCGCTGAGCCGCATTCACCACAACGCTAAGAATTCTCTCTGGTTGAAAATACTTAGCTGTTATGTGCCTGCTTTTAGCCACATCAGGCGAGGTGGACCTGGTTATTCCCCAACAACAAGGATTCGGTTAATCTGGTTATCCCCAACAACGCAAAAGGAAAAGAAATGTCCGGTAATATCTATACGCTGTACAAATCCCACTGTGAAAATGTTGGAAAGTATCGGGGCATTGAAATCAGTGGGGTAGTGTCATCAGTCGAAATAAGCAAAGTTGAATCAAGGGCAACATTACTTACTCTTCTGGACCTTGTCTTACATGAGCACCGGAAGAAATTCGGCACTCCCTATAATCAGTTGAATGGGAAAAAGGCTCTGGTTCACCTTATTCTGATGAAGCATCACTGGATGCCAAAACAGATTAATGAGATGAAATTTGATGAACTTCTTCTTTCAATTCAGGATGAACTCACACTTGATAAAATAAGCGTAACCGCCCAGAAATTTTTAGATTATCGAGACTGGAGATCACAAATTCATCACTTTGATGATTTTGACGAAAATGAATGGGATCCTAATTTGTCTGCACAATATCTAAAGTAACATCCTGTGATAAAACCGTGATTTCCTGATCCAGTTTTTTTAAGGAGTCTATTGTTTCCTGTCGATAAGACAGCACTTCACGAAGCTGGTTTATAGCTGCCAGCTTCTTTGCCATCCACTCGTAAATTTCCTCATTTGTGTATCCGGGCGCGACGATTTTTGGTTCTGTTTTGTGCATTTCACACCTCCTCAAGTTATCAGTTACTTGTTGATGGGGACCAGATTGTTAAAGAGCTAAGCGTCCTGTAGGGCGCTTTTTTGTTGCTAACGAATCATCCTGGACTTCATATGCCCCAGGCGGCTACTTCGTGGGCGTCCTGCCTGTTCGTTATCTTTGATATAAAATCTAACTTAACTTAGTTGTTATGGCAAGAGAAAACACCAAACTTTTCTTAGTTCGGTGCCTTAGTTAGAGAAGAGAGGTCTTAGAGTTCGTATTGAACTCCTTTGACTACACCAATGATAAGGCAATTACCATTGATAGGGATGTTGGGATACCGAGGATTTAATGGCACTAAAAACTTTTGAGGGCCATCGATGACTAATTTTTTTACTGTAGCTTCGTTTGTTCCATCAAGTCGAGCGATGACTATTTTTCCATGACGAGGTTCTGCATCTGGATCTACAATCACTGTTGCGCCTTCTGGTATTGTTGGGAGGCCATTAGGGTTAGTCATGGAGTCACCTTTAACCTCTAATGCAAATGAGTTATCACCAATCTTTAATGATGTATCTACCCACTTGTCCACTTCACTAAACACTTCTGCTGCCCTGCACTCAGTAAACTGCCCAGCCTGAACCCACGATATTACAGGAACTCTGCGCATGTTTGTGACGAGTTTGCCTTCAAACTCAGCACCATAAAGAATGTAATCTATTGACGTATTGAAGAACTTCGCTAATTTCGAAAGTGCCTCCCCACCAGGGGTATTGATGTCTTTCTCCCAGTACCCCACAGCAACGTCGCTTACTCCACAAAATTTACCCAATTCTTTCTGGGACGTTCCGGTAACTCTTCTCAGAGCTTTTATACGCTGACCAACCGTTTCCATAGGAGCACCATTTCTTGAATTGCTAAGTAATCTTAGTTTTTATTGACCAAAGATAGATTTGTAATTAGCATCTAATAAAACTTAGCTTGGAGGGCGTATGACAACTGACGATATCGAAAGCTACTTCGGCAGTATTGAGAAAGTTGCTGCTTTTTTCGGCATAACAACTGAAGCCGTTTATCAGTGGCGAAACCGTCCGGGCCAGTTAATTCCAAAAGGACGTGCAGCAGAAGCTGCATATAGAACTTGCGGACGGTTGCCATTTAAACCTGAGCTTTATGAAAAATCTAATGGATAAATCGATTAACAGAAACCACAGAACGATGAGGCTAACCGTGGGTAAGCATCACTGGAAAGTAGAAAAACAGCCTGAGTGGTACGTGAAAGCTGTCAGAAAAACTATCGCAGCGTTGCCGGGTGGTTACGCTGAAGCAGCTGACTGGCTGGATGTAACAGAAAACGCATTATTTAACCGCCTTCGTGCCGATGGCGATCAGATTTTCCCGCTGGGATGGGCAATGATTTTGCAACGTGCTGGTGGAACTCACTTCATTGCTGACGCTGTGGCGCAGTCTGCAAATGGCGTCTTTGTGTCTCTTCCTGACGTCGGGGATGTGGACAACGCCGATATTAACCAGCGCCTGCTGGAAGTCATTGAACAGATTGGCAGTTATTCCAGACAGATTCGTTCGGCAATCGAAGACGGTGTGGTGGAACCGCATGAGAAGACAGCAATTAACGACGAGCTGTATCTCTCAATTTCGAAGCTGCAGGAGCATGCAGCACTGGTCTACAAAATCTTTTGCATTTCAGAAAGTAATGACGCCCGCGAGTGTGCAGCTCCGGGCGCCGTGGCGTGTCGTGACTGTGGAGAAACTAACGCATGAACAGTTTAACAACACACTACCGTCGCTCGCAACTGATTGCGCTTCCTGTACCGGGTGGAAAAGCGAAGGTGGAGTATTGCTATGCAGTTAATGTACCAGGTGACAGGGAAATTGTAACCCACAGCTTTGCTGAGTGGGCTGTGGGTGATTTCAACCGGCAGAAGGAGACAGTCCTTTGCGACAAGTTAACCGCTGGTTCAAAGATCACTACGGAGTGCCCGTCAGAGTCATTCGTTGGGAACCGGAAACACAACGGGTTATCTACCTCCGCGAAGGTTATGAGCATGAATGCTTCAGTCCGCTCGAACAGTTTCGTCGTAAATTCAGGGAAATAGAGGTCGGTCATGAGCACTAAATTAACCGGCTATGTATGGGATGGTTGCGCTGCATCAGGCATGAAGTTATCCAGCGTGGCAATTATGGCCCGCCTGGCTGATTTCAGTAATGACGAAGGTGTGTGCTGGCCATCAATTGAAACCATTGCCCGTCAGATTGGCGCGGGGATGAGTACCGTCAGAACGGCTATCGCACGGCTGGAAGCAGAAGGCTGGTTAACGCGTAAGGCGCGTCGCCAGGGTAACCGCAATGCGTCGAATGTTTATCAGCTTAACGTTGCGAAGCTTCAGGCAGCGGCATTTTCTCAACTGTCAGATTCTGACCCGTCAAAATCTGACGCATCAAAATCTGACCCGTCAAAATTTGATGCGTCGAAATCTGGCAAAAAAGCGGGTTTTCACCCGTCAGAATCTGGCGGGGATCCGTCAGTAAAATCAAAACATGATCCGTCAGATAAAAAAACTTCTCGTCCGGACGCTTCGCAACCGGACACGCAGACGGCTGAACAGGAGTTTTTAACTCGCCATCCTGATGCGGTTGTATTCAGCCCTAAAAAGCGCCAGTGGGGAACGCAGGATGATTTGACCTGTGCACAGTGGCTCTGGAAAAAAATCATCGCCCTGTACGAGCAGGCCGCCGAATGTGACGGCGAGGTGGTTCGTCCCAAAGAACCGAACTGGACAGCCTGGGCAAACGAAATTCGCCTGATGTGTGTGCAGGATAGTCGTACTCACAAACAAATCTGCGAGATGTACAGCCGCGTCAGCCGCGATCCGTTCTGGTGCCGTAACGTGCTCAGCCCGTCGAAGCTGCGGGAAAAATGGGATGAGCTTTCCCTGCGCTTATCGCCGTCCGTCAGCACGTACACCGAAAAACGCGAAGACCCGTACTTCAAATCCAGTTACGACAACGTGGACTACAGCCAGATCCCGGCAGGATTCAGGGGGTGATCATGAGTCTGTTAAATGACGTTCAGAAATTCATTGAAGCCCATCCGGGGTGTACTTCCGGAGACATTGCAGATGCTTTTGCTGGTTACTCACGGCAGCGCGTTCTGCAGTCAGCAAGCAAGTTACGTCAGAGTGGGCGTGTGGCTCACCGTTGTGAAGGGGATACACGCAGACATTTCCCGCGCCTGACTGAGAGAGCGCAGGAGCCGGAACCACAACCAGTTCGTGAAACCAGACCTGTGCGCAATTTCTATGTCGGCACTAACGACCCCCGGGTGATTTTGTGCCTGACCCGCCAGGCTGAAGAACTGGAGTCCAGGGGCTTATTCCGTCGAGCTGCAACGGTGTGGATGGAGGCATTCCGTGAAAGCCACTCCCAGCCAGAACGAAACAATTTTCTGGCGCATCGTGAGCGGTGCTTACGGAAAAGCAGCAAGCGCGCTGCATCGGGTGAAGAGTGGTATCTGTCAGGGAATTACGTGGGGGCTTAATGAGTAATAAATATTGCCAGGCGCTGGTGGAACTGCGGAACAAACCAGCCCATGAACTGAAGGAAGTGGGCGATCAGTGGCGCACGCCGGACAACATTTTCTGGGGAATTAACACCCTGTTTGGCCCGTTTGTTCTGGATCTGTTTACTGACGGTGATAACGCCAAATGTGCCGCGTATTACACGGCGGAAGATAACGCGCTGGCGCATGACTGGTCAGAACGTCTTGCGGAGCTTAAAGGTGCTGCCTTTGGTAATCCCCCATACAGCCGCGCCAGTCAGCATGAGGGGCAATACATCACCGGCATGCGTTACATCATGAAACATGCCAGTGCCATGCGTGATAAGGGCGGGCGCTATGTTTTCCTGATCAAAGCTGCCACCAGCGAAGTGTGGTGGCCGGAAGATGCGGACCATATTGCTTTTATTCGCGGGCGTATTGGTTTTGAACTGCCTGCCTGGTTTATCCCGAAGGATGAGAAGCAGGTGCCGACAGGCGCTTTCTTCGCTGGTGCTATTGCTGTTTTCGACAAGACCTGGAAGGGACCGGCAATCAGCTACATCGGGCGCGATGAACTTGAGGCATGTGGTGAAGCCTTTCTGGTGCAGGTTCGCCAGCAGGCGGAAAAACTGGTCAGGGAGATGGCGGCATGACGACGTTAACTCAATGCCAGCAGCAGGTGCTGGATATGCTGATTTCTTACCAGCAAGAACGTGGCTTTCCGCCAACCAATCAGGAGGTGGCAACCATGCTGGGATACCGTTCAGTGAATGCAGCGGTGGAGCATCTTCGCGCACTGGAGAAAAAAGGCGTCATCACGATAAAGCGTGGCGTGGCCCGGGGCATCACGCTTCATACCGCGGTGAAGGACGACGACAGTGAGGCGGTCGGGATTATCCGCGCACTGCTTGCCGGTGAGGAAAACGGCAGGCTGCGTGCAGCCCACTGGTTACATGAGAGGGGCCTGAAAGTATGAAGCTGATCCTGCCTTTCCCGCCCAGCGTGAACACGTACTGGCGACACCCCAACAAAGGGGCGTTTGCTGGTAAGAGCCTGATAAGCGCGGCGGGGCGCAAATTCCAGAGCGCGGCCTGCGCAGCAATAGTTGAGCAGTTACGTCGTCTGCCGAAACCAACGTCGGCACCTGCTTCAGTGGAGATCGTGTTGTTTCCTCCGGATAACCGGATCCGCGATCTGGACAACTATAACAAGGCGCTGTTTGACGCCCTGACCCACGCGGGTGTGTGGGAAGACGACAGTCAGGTGAAAAGAATGCTGGTGGAGTGGGGACCGGTTATCCCGGGAGGGAAGGTCGAGATCACTATCAGTAAGTACGAGAAAACGGCGGGTGCAGCCGCCTGATTAAGAGGAGAAACGAAGTATGAATAATCTGATGGTCATTGATGGTATTGAAGTTCGTCGTGATGCTTATGGGCGTTACAGCCTGAACGATCTGCACAGGGCAGCCGGGGGAGAACAAAAAAACCGCCCGAAATACTGGCTCTCCAATAAGCAAACCTGTGAATTGATTGAACAACTTTTCACCGAGGGTGGAATTCCGCCTCTGGAACAAAATCAACCAGTTAGCGTCATTAATGGCGGAAATAACCAGGGAACGTATGTCTGCAAAGAACTGGTGTATGCCTATGCAATGTGGATCAGCCCGTCATTCCATCTGAAGGTGATCCGTACTTTCGATATGGTAACCAGCACACCGGAAAAATTATCCGGGCAGGCTGCTGACAAGATGCAGGCTGGCGTGATCCTGCTGGACTTTATGCGCCGGGAGTTAAACCTGTCTAACTCTTCAGTGCTTGGTGCCTGTCAGAAACTCCAGGAGGCTGTTGGCTTACCGAATTTGGCACCGCGCTATGCCATTGATGCTCCTGCTGACGCGCCTGATGGCTCAAGCCGCCCCACGCTGTCACTGAGTGCACTGCTGAAGCAGTATGGTATCCGCCTAACAGCTAATCAGGCATATCACCAGATGGTGAAACTGGGGATCGTCGAGCAGCGCGAACGATACAGCCGTACCGCGATTAACAACATCAAAAAATTCTGGTCGCTGACAGCGAAAGGCTGCATGTTCGGCAAGAACATCACCAGTCCCGCAAATCCGCGCGAGACGCAGCCGCACTTCTTCGAATCCCGATTCCCTGAGCTGTTAAAGCTGCTCGATACCGTTCATTGAGGTGACCGTGAGAGCACTACTGACCCCTGAAATTGCCCCGCGTATGGGGATCGTATTGTTCAGACCAGGTTCAGAGCTGATGCCCCTGTTTATGCAGGGGCGTGTCCTGCTGGAGCCTGAGCCGGAACGTTATTCATCTTTCGCCAGTGGTGCCGTTCCGGCGGCATCACAACCGCTGGCGGATGATCCTGCCGTTCAGGCCGTGTTCCGCAATGAGGCAGTGATCCGTCGTGCTGGTGGCGTGGAATGTCTTGAAAGCTGGTTACTTCGTGAAAAAGGCTGCCAGTGGCCTCATTCCGACTGGCACAGCGAGAACATGACCACAATGCGACACGCTCCGGGCGCAATCCGTCTGTGCTGGCACTGCGATAACCAGCTGCGCGATCAGTTCACGGAACGGCTGGAATCAATGGCAACGGATAACTGTGCCCGCTGGGTGTTGTCTGTTGTGCGTCGGGATCTCGGTTTTGATGACAGTCACGTTGTGACAATGCCGGAACTGTGCTGGTGGCTGATTCGTAATGATCTGGCGGATGCCTTACCGGAAAGTGCAGCCCGTAAGGCACTGAGATTACCGAAGCCTGTTGTGCCGTCTGTTACCCGGGAAAGTGACCTTGTGCCTTCGGTTCCTGCCACCAGCATCATCCAGGATAAGGCGAAAAAGGTGCTGGCGCTGAAAGTGGATCCGGAGTCGCCGGAGTCTTTTATGTTACGCCCCAAACGTCGCCGCTGGGTTAATGAAAAGTACACGCGCTGGGTTAAGACACAGCCGTGTGCATGTTGTGGAAAGCCTGCTGATGATCCCCACCACTTGATAGGCCACGGTCAGGGTGGGATGGGTACAAAAGCGCATGACCTCTTTGTGTTGCCTTTGTGCAGAAAGCATCACGACGAGCTGCATGCGGATACCGTGGCATTTGAAGAGAAGTATGGCTCCCAGCTGGAGCTGATATTTCGTTTTATCGATCGTGCGCTGGCAATTGGCGTGCTGGCCTGATTTTGTGGAGAAAGTTGATGCGTGATATGTATGAAGTGATGGATCGTTGGGGAGCTTGGGCTGCTTCAGACAATAGCGGAGTGGACTGGCAACCGGTAGCCGCTGGCTTCAAGGGGCTTTTACCTCATGGCAAAAAGTCCCGGATTCAGTGTGATGATGATGAGGGGCTCATGATCGATGGGTGCGTAGCTAGATTAAGAAAGTACAAACCAGAAGAGTATGAATTAGTTATAGCCCATTTTGTGGTAGGGATTTCATTGCGAGCCATTGCTAAGAAGAGAAAGTGTTCGGATGGGACTATCAGGAAAGAGTTGCAAACATCGCTTGGTTTCATTGAAGGCATTGTTTGCACTCTTGCCTGTTAACTATTCTTAACTGTCTTCTAGTTATATTGGGCGCTTTGAATTCGATTTAAAGCGTCTTCCACTTATCCCTGAAATCCAAATGTCTTCCTCAAGAAAGTCAAGAAGGGCTTTTATTTCTTTTTTTGATGAAGGCATGACAATTTTCTCAACACCGCCAACTATTATGGTTTGTAAGGGGAAATTGACTTTAGCAGCTTCGGATTTAAACTTTGACATATTTTGGGGTGTTAGCATCCCAGTCTGATTTATTAGTGTTACTTTATTTCTTATCACTGTATCTGCAACGGATTTTAGATCAAAACCTTGGGGAGTAGAAAATACACTAAGTTGACTAAATGCATTAAGTTCTTGGTCAGTAGCAGCAGAAAAATAGGACGACATGTCAAAAATGCTTCTTAGATTAAAGAAACTCTTAAATCGTATTGTATCATTGATAATTATTGCAACTAGTTTATCATCAACATTAAAACCGATGCTATTAGCTTTACTAAAGGTAGTTTTGCTTGCAAAAAGCTTTCCAAAGAATGATTTTGAGGTATCTAAGATTTGTTTTTTGTTGAAGGTTTGTAGCGCAATAATATTGGGGTTTGCTGGCGCGTCAACACCAACAAATAATGCTTTAATATAACCAATATCAATTTGGCTGGGATCCCAGACAGGCACGGCGGTAGGCCTATTGACTGCGTCAATCAGGCGTGCAGAATCAGTAAAGTTTTGTATTTCAAAACACTCACTATGTTTTGGTGTATAACCGGCATAGAATGGTATCATATTGTTATGATGACTTTCAAAATATTGACGCTGTTGTTGGAAAATGGCCGTAACAGAAGTACTTGCTGTTGCATCAAGTTCGACTCTAACAATTCTCGTTGCAATTGTATTATCTATTACTGCAAAAAGTGCCATGGTTATTATCCTTTAACATGTAGAAATGTGTAGTCTGTTAATTGAATAACTGTAAATTTGATATCTTTAATATCAGTAATGACTGATTTAGAAATCAATACAAAACCTACGCCGGTGTCATCTTCAGCTTCGTAAAATTTATAACCGATAAGTGACAATACTGGGTTAAAGTTATAGTTCTCGGAAAAGCTGATGTAAAATAACAATGACAAATAAAAGAATAACGCATATGCTTTATTTTCAGCAATAGAGTCTGTTCCTAGGAGAGGGAATAAATAGCTTAAGAAATAATTAGTTACTTCTTTGTTAGCGGGAGAAACTGAACTAATATTTTTTGTCAGAGGTTCAAGTTGTTTCTCAGCATATTGAATCAGGCCTATTGCTAATAACCAACTTGCTATGCCAACGCATAAGCTATATTGCATCAGCCAAACCGTATCTTTTACATATCCAATAAAAAATAGAGTTGCGCAAACAGGTGCAATTGAGCTTGCTGTTAATAATAAGCGTGCTAATTTGTTCATCATGATATCCTTTGTACTGTTTATGCATACAGCACTTTACATCATGTACTCCAAAGTATCTATCTTGTGAAGAATCTTACACTAAATACTACAGAAAAAGTTAACGCGTACGCAAAAAGTATTATATCGTGTTAAGAGTGGTTACTTCGCCACACAGCTTAAACCCGCCATTGAGCGGGTTTTGTCGTTTTTGGGCCTAGGGATTCGTTGGGCCTGGTCTATCCCGCAGTTATCCATTGGCTCGGCTTCTTTGACGTTTCCGCTTCTGATTTGCGGTACATGATGTTCCCTCAATTTGCACCTCCTGTATTGCGAGGTGAGAGATAACTACAAATGCCTCATAACCCAAATACATGGCTGGAGTTGGTCCAGAGCTGGTGGCGTGGAGACACACCGCTGGGCGCAGTGATTATGTCGATCGTTATGGCTGGTTTGCGCATTGCCTATTTTGGCGGTGGTGGGGGCTGGAAACGAAAAACGCTTGAGATTTTGCTCTGTGGTGCTCTGACGTTGACCTTTGCATCCGCGCTTGAGTATGTCGGATGGCCTAAATCGCTTTCTGTTGCCATTGGTGGTGGCGTTGGGTTGATCGGTGTCGATGCTATTCGTGGGGCTGCAATGAGAGTAATCGGTAATAAGTTTGGTGGCTCTAAGGAGTAATTTATGCAGGTACTAAATTCCCAGCGTAAAGCTTTCCTTGATATGGTGGCTTGGTCAGAAGGAACGGATAACGGACGACAACCGACACGTAACCACGGTTATGACGTTATTGTCGGTGGTGAACTCTTCACTGATTACTCCGATCACCCTCGCAAACTTGTCACGCTAAACCCGAAACTCAAGTCAACAGCCGCCGGACGTTACCAGCTTCTTTCACGCTGGTGGGATGCTTACCGTAAACAGCTTGGCCTGAAAGATTTTTCTCCAGAAAGCCAGGACGCTGTAGCTCTGCAGCAGATTAAAGAGCGTGGCGCTTTACCGATGATTGACCGTGGCAATATTCGTCAGGCAATCGACCGTTGCAGCAATATCTGGGCGTCATTACCTGGTGCAGGTTACGGTCAGTATGAACATAAAATCGGTGACCTGATTGCCCGATTTAAAGAGGCTGGTGGGGTGGTAAATGAAGTTGAGCTATAAGCTGGTTATCGCTGCATTCTTCTTTACTGTCATCGGTTCTTTCATCTGGTCTGCCAACCACTACTACAGCAAATATCAGCACGAAAAGAAACGTGCTGATGAGGCTGTACAAAATGCTGAATCTGCAACAGCCATTACCCGTAACGTCCTGCAATCACTGCAAATCGTCAATACAGTTATAGAGGTTAACCAGCATGCAAAACAGCAGATCGCACTGGAGTCACAGAGAACCCAGAAAGATATCAAAGTGGCTGTTGCGGATGATGGTTGTGCTGCACGCCTTGTGCCTGCTGCCGCTGCTGAGCGGTTGCGGAAGTACGCGGACAGTTTACGTGAGCACTCCGGCTACAACATTACCGACTAGTCTGACTTCTGAAACACCTGTACCGTTCATACCAAATCCTCTGACTTATGGTGCCAGCCTGGAGCTGAATGTGAGTCTGTTGTCTGCACTGGCTAACTGCAATCGGGATAAAGCTGATATTCGTAAAATAGATGCAGAGAGAACTAACCATTAAGCAATAAAATTGTCAAATTAATCAGTTGTCAAATGAATATACGTTAAAGGTATATGTCGACATAATTTCACCAAGTACCTCAATACATATACTTTTTTTATGAAAGATACTGGGGAAGGAACTTAGCTCTTCAAGGCATTGCACATAAGTGCTGATATCACTTGCATCACGTTCAAGGAATTTCACTTGGCCAAAAGAAGGAGTATTAATCCTAGTTCTTTGCTGGATTATATGGATAAAATGTGTAGTTGGTGAAACTATTACTCTTGAAATATCGAAAATGATGTCTTCTTGAACTTGCCGATAAAGTAAATCCTTTGGGTAATGGTGTTTGATCTCGATGGTTGCAACATTGCCATTATGTTCAGACGTTAATATCGACTGGTTATAAAGTGATATGTCAACAGCGCCGATACCGAGTTTTGGATGCTCACTTAAAGCAGTTAGTGTGCTGATTTGATTGAGAATAACAACTAACTCATCACGTATTTGAGTTTCATGTTTGCGATTGTAGAAGTAGCAATTCAGTTCATTTAACTTTTTATGCATCCTATCGTGACTAATTGCTTCGATCAGTAAATCCTGAATCATACTTTTCTCTAGGTAATCCGAACGGTTGTAAGTGACAGTATTGTGCTGGCATGTCATTAGTATGTAAAGGTATTGTGAATGCCAGCAAGATAACGAAGTATCATCGATAGAAAAACTTTACGGCCCACTCGTAAACCGCTTTGTAAATCGGTTCATGGTAAATACTATCGATACTATTCAGATGTGCGATCATCGCCTCCACAGTTGTAGTGGTTGTTTCTAATATTTCGATTATTGCAGGGCGGTCATCATCTTCATCGAAGTATTCGAACAGCAGTACAGGTTTACCATGCCATTCAGCATCTGAGACTCTAAGGTTACAACTACCGCTCAACTCAAAGTGAATTTTGTAATTACCTTCTACAGAATGGCCTACGGGGAAAAAGCATAGGGTGTCATCTTTGTTTAAAAGCCATTCCCATTCATAACTATTCATTTGTGAACTCCTGTTCATTGAGTTTCAACAACTATCAACTACATCCAGCGAAGCATAAAAGATCGTTTATGGCAAAACCGGAGTGGAGTGCGATTCGATTCTGAGAAGGATGCCACGTATCGCACGCGAACCACCCAAGAGGATTATGCAATGCCACCACGAACCCCAAAAGCCTGCCGTGTTCGCGGCTGCCGCCATACCACTACTGACCCGTCAGGCTACTGCGAAAGCCACAAAAGCGAAGGCTGGAAGCAATACAAGCCAGGCCAGTCCCGACACCAGCGCGGTTATGGTTCGAAATGGGATGTTATCCGTGAACGTGTCCTGAAGCGTGACAAAGGCCTGTGCCAGTTGTGCCTGCGTGCTGGTGTGGTGCGTGAGGCGAAAACCGTTGATCACATCATCCCTAAAGCGCATGGCGGCACCGATGCAGACAGTAATCTGCAGAGCCTGTGCTGGCCGTGTCATAAGGCGAAGACGGCCCGTGAACGGCTGAAGTAAGAACCAGTTCCCACTGCCAGAGGGGAGGGGCGGGTCAAATCCCTGTGACCTGACGTCTTCCGGACTGCCCGCCCCATCGTTTTTTTATACCCGCGAAAAATGAAATTTAACCAGGAGTGCCGCATATGGCTGGAACGGCGGGGCGTTCCGGGCGTCGCCCCAAGCCAACGGCGCGCAAGGCGCTGGCCGGAAACCCCGGCAAGCGAGCCCTGAATAAAGATGAACCTGTTTTTACGCCCATCAAAGGTGTTGAGCCACCGGAGTGGTTCGCTGAAGAAGATCTCCCTCTCGCTACGATCATGTGGCAACTGACAACTAAAGAACTCTGCGGTCAGGGCCTGCTGTGCGTGACTGACCTTGCGGTGCTTGAGCGGTGGTGCGTGGCCTACGAGTTCTGGCGACGTGCCGTGAAAAATATTGCCAGACAGGGCAACACCATCACCGGTGCAATGGGCGGTATGGTCAAAAATCCGGAGCTGACTGCCAAAAAAGAACAGGAGTCCGAGATGAGCAGTACGGGGGCAATGCTCGGACTCGACCCCAGCAGCCGCCAGCGTCTGATTGGCCTGGCGGGGAAGAAGAAAGCCACTAACCCGTTTCTGAAAATCATCGAATCATGAGCCGGAAATCTTACCCCAACGTAAATGCTGCAAATCAGTATGCCCGGGATGTCGTCCGCGGAAAGATTGTTGCCTGCCAGTTTGTGATTCAGGCCTGCCAGCGCCATCTTGATGACCTGATGGCGGAAAAAAGTAAGTCGTTTCGTTACCGCTTCGACAAGGACCTGGCTGAACGGGCCGCGAAATTTATTCAGCTGTTGCCGCACACCAAGGGGGAGTGGGCATTCAAACGGATGCCCATCACGCTGGAGCCGTGGCAGCTATTTGTGATCTGCTGTGCGTTTGGCTGGGTCAATAAAGGCACCCGGTTGCGCCGCTTCCGGGAGGTGTACACCGAAATCCCCCGTAAGAACGGCAAATCAGCAATCTCTGCCGGTGTTGCCCTGTATTGTTTTGCCTGTGATAACGAGTTTGGCGCGGAAGTGTATTCCGGTGCCACGACAGAGAAACAGGCGTGGGAAGTCTTTCGCCCGGCGCGACTGATGTGTAAACGCACACCCATGCTGACGGAAGCGTTCGGGATTGAGGTTAACGCCTCAAACATGAACCGTCCGGAGGATGGCGCGCGGTTTGAACCGCTGATCGGCAACCCAGGTGATGGTTCATCACCCCACTGTGCCGTGGTTGATGAATATCACGAGCATGCCACCGATGCGCTTTATACCACAATGCTTACCGGGATGGGGGCGCGACGTCAGCCACTGATGTGGGCCATCACCACCGCCGGGTACAACATTGAGGGGCCGTGCTACGACAAGCGGCGGGAAGTCATCGAGATGCTCAACGGCTCGGTGCCTAACGATGAACTGTTCGGGATCATCTATACCGTTGATGAAGGTGACGACTGGACCGACCCGCAGGTGCTGGAAAAAGCCAATCCAAATATTGGCGTGTCGGTTTATCGCGAATTTTTGTTAAGTCAGCAGCAGCGTGCGAAAAATAACGCCCGTCTGGCAAACGTCTTTAAAACAAAACACCTCAATATCTGGGTGTCGGCGCGTTCGGCGTATTTCAACCTGGTGAGCTGGCAGAGCTGCGAGGATAAATCACTGACCCTTGAGCAGTTCGAGGGGCAACCGTGCATTCTGGCCTTTGACCTGGCGCGTAAGCTGGATATGAACAGCATGGCGCGACTTTATACCCGCGAGATTGACGGTAAAACGCATTACTACAGTGTGGCTCCGCGCTTCTGGGTACCGTATGACACGGTGTACAGCGTCGAGAAAAATGAAGATCGCCGGACAGCCGAACGCTTTCAGAAATGGGTGGAAATGGGCGTTCTGACCGTTACCGATGGTGCGGAGGTGGATTATCGCTACATCCTCGAGGAGGCCAAAGCGGCGAACAAAATCAGCCCGGTCAGTGAGTCACCCATCGACCCCTTCGGGGCGACCGGGTTGTCACATGACCTTGCTGATGAAGACCTGAATCCCGTCACTATCATTCAGAACTACACCAACATGTCCGACCCGATGAAAGAGCTGGAAGCGGCAATTGAATCGGGGCGCTTTCATCATGATGGCAATCCCATCATGACCTGGTGTATCGGCAATGTGGTCGGCAAAACCATTCCGGGTAACGATGATGTGGTGAAACCCGTCAAAGAGCAGGCGGAAAACAAAATTGACGGTGCAGTTGCGCTGATTATGGCGGTTGGCAGAGCCATGCTGTACGAGAAAGAAGACACGCTGTCTGACCACATTGAGTCCTATGGGATCCGCTCGCTTTAACTGAGGTAATTATGATCATGCTGATTCTCGCGCCTCTGGTGGGCGTGCTGGGGGCGCTTTTGCTGGCGTATGGTGCCTGGCTGATTTATCCCCCGGCGGGGTTTGTTGTTGCCGGGGCGTTGTGCCTGTTCTGGTCGTGGCTGGTGGCGCGATATCTCGACCGTACACAGTCGTCTGTCGGCGGAGGTAAATAGTGTTCTTTTCGGGATTATTTCAACGAAAAAGTGACGCACCGGTGACCACGCCAGCAGAGCTGGCGGATGCTATCGGGTTGTCCTACGACACCTATACCGGAAAGCAGATCAGCAGCCAGCGGGCCATGCGACTGACGGCGGTTTTTTCCTGCGTCAGGGTGCTGGCAGAGTCGGTCGGGATGTTGCCCTGCAATCTGTATCACCTGAACGGCAGCCTGAAACAGAGAGCCACCGGCGAGCGTCTGCATAAGCTGATCTCCACGCATCCCAATGGCTATATGACGCCGCAGGAGTTCTGGGAGCTGGTGGTCACCTGTCTGTGCCTGCGGGGAAACTTTTACGCCTACAAAGTGAAAGCATTTGGCGAAGTGGCTGAACTGCTGCCCGTCGATCCCGGCTGTGTGGTACCGAAGCTTAACAGTAGCTGGGAGCCGGTCTATCAGGTCACATTCCCGGACGGCTCCACGGATGTACTGAGCCAGGAAGATATCTGGCATGTGCGCACGCTGACGCTGGACGGTCTGGTGGGGCTGAATCCCATCGCCTATGCCCGCGAGGCAATATCGCTGGCAGCTGCGACCGAAGAGCACGGGGCCAGACTGTTCAGCAATGGTGCGGTGACGTCCGGTGTGTTGCGTACAGAGCAGACGCTGTCGGATCAGGCTTATGAGCGCCTGAAGAAAGATTTTGAGGAGCGTCACACCGGGCTTGGCAATGCTCACCGCCCGATGATCCTTGAGATGGGGCTGGACTGGAAGTCGATGGCGCTGAACGCCGAGGACAGCCAGTTCCTGGAAACCCGCAAGTTTCAGCTTGAAGAAATCTGTCGTCTGTTCCGGGTGCCGTTGCACATGGTGCAGAACACCGATCGCGCCACCTTCAACAATATCGAAGAGCTGGGGCTGGGATTTATCAACTATTCACTGGTGCCGTATCTGACCCGCATCGAACAGCGGATCAACACCGGACTGGTACGAAAAAGTAAGCAGGGCGTTTATTACGCCAAATTTAACGCCGGGGCGTTACTGCGCGGGGATATGAAGTCCCGTTTTGAAGCCTACGCCACCGGGATCAACTGGGGAATTTACTCTCCCAATGACTGCCGCGACCTGGAAGATATGAATCCGCGTCCCGGTGGTGATGTCTATCTCACACCGATGAACATGACCACGAAACCCTCCGATGGCAGTAAAGCCGGTAAGCAGAAGGATAACGCCAATGCAGACGAAACAACGTCTTGATGTACCGCTGAGTCTGAAATCTGTCAGTGACTCCGGGGAGTTTGAAGGGTATGGCTCCGTCTTTGGTGTAAAGGACAGCCACGATGATGTGGTGATGTCCGGGGCATTTGCTGCTTCCCTGCGGGCGTGGAGTGACAGAAAAGCGTTACCTGCGCTGCTCTGGCAGCACCGCATGGATGAGCCCATCGGTGTTTACACCGAAATGAAGGAAGACGATGTCGGGCTTTACGTCAGGGGGCGGTTGCTCATTGATGATGATCCCCTGGCAAAACGCGCACATGCACACATGAAGGCCGGTTCGTTAACCGGCCTTTCTATTGGGTACGTCCTGAAAGACTGGGAATACGACCGGAGCAAAGAAGCCTTTCTGCTGAAAGAAATCGACCTCTGGGAAGTCAGCCTGGTGACGTTCCCGTCTAACGACGAGGCGCGGATCAGCGACGTCAAGAACGCACTGGCCCGCGGGGAAATCCCCGAACAGAAAAAAATCGAAAGAGTCCTGCGTGATGTCGGACTCTCCCGTACCCAGGCCAAAGCATTCATGGCCGGGGGCTATGGCGCACTGTCCCTGCGCGACGCTGAGGATGTGGGCTCTGCACTGAATGCACTGAAAAATCTGAACTTCTAATCAGGAGAAATACGATGGCGGTTGATATTAAAGATGTCGAACAGGTCGCGCAGGAGCTGCAGCAGAAGTTTGACGACTTCAAAGCAAAGAACGACAAGCGCGTGGATGCGATTGAGCAGGAAAAAGGCAAACTTGCCGGGCAGGTGGAAACCCTGAACGGGAAACTCAGCGAGCTGGAAAACCTCAAAAGCGATCTTGAAAAAGAGCTGCTTGAGCTGAAACGTCCGGCAGGTGGTGCGCAAAATAAACTGGCCACCGAGCATAAAGAAGCGTTTGTGGGCTTCCTGCGTAAAGGCCGTGAAGATGGTCTGCGCGATCTGGAGCGCAAGGCATTACAGGTGGGCACCGATGAAGACGGCGGCTATGCCGTGCCGGAAGCACTGGATCGCAACATTCTCACCCTGCTGAAAGATGAAGTGGTGATGCGCCAGGAAGCCACGGTGATCACCGTTGGTGGTTCCGACTACAAAAAACTGGTGAATCTGGGCGGCACGGCTTCCGGATGGGTTGGCGAGACTGACGCGCGCTCCCAGACTGCCACCTCAAAACTGGGCCTGATTGAACCTTTCATGGGGGAAATCTACGGTAACCCGCAGGCCACCCAGAAAATGCTGGATGATGCCTTTTTCAACGTGGAAGCATGGATCAACAGCGAGCTGGCAACCGAATTTGCCGAACAGGAAGAAATTGCCTTTACTACCGGCGATGGTACCAAGAAGCCGAAAGGGTTCCTGGCGTATGAATCCACTGATGAAACCGATAAGGTCCGGGCGTTCGGCAAACTTCAGCATATTGTATCCGGCGAAGCGACGGCGGTGACCGCAGACGCCATTATCAAACTGATTTACACGCTGCGTAAGGCACACCGCACTGGCGCGAAGTTCATGATGAACAACAACAGCCTGTTTGCCATCCGTCTGCTTAAAGACAGCGAGGGTAACTATCTGTGGCGTCCGGGGCTGGAACTGGGGCAGCCGTCCTCTCTGGCGGGTTACGGTATCGCTGAAAACGAACAGATGCCGGATATCGCCGCTGATGCGAAAGCCATTGCATTTGGTAACTTCAAACGGGGTTACACCATCGTTGACCGTATCGGCACCCGCATTCTGCGTGACCCGTACACCAATAAACCGTTTGTCGGTTTTTATACCACCAAGCGCACCGGCGGGATGTTGGTCGATTCGCAGGCCATCAAACTGCTGAAGATTGCAGCGGCGTAATCACTCAAGGGCGCGGAACCGCGCCCCTGTTCTGACGGGTGAAGAATCATGATCCTGAAACAAGATCTGAAATGGTCACCGGACGGTATGCGTGTTGAGGTCATTCGGGCCGGTGAGTATGACGACGGGGCACTTCCTGCCCGGGTGCAGGAGATTGCACTTCAGGCCGGGTTAGCAGAGCGCGGAATCAGTGCAAAAAGCAGTAAAGCGGCAAAAGAGAAAAAAGCCACGACCAGTAAAGAGGGCTGAGTATGCTTCTGACAATGGAAGAGATTAAAGCCCAACTCCGGCTGGATGAGGATTTCGATGCTGATGACCGCCATCTGCAACTGCTGGCCTGTGCGGCACAAAAGCGGACGGAAACGTATCTGAACCGGAAGCTCTATGCACCGGATGAAACCATTCCGGACAGCGATCCGGACGGGCTGCACCTGCCGGATGATATTCGTCTGGGGATGCTGATGCTTATCAGCCATTTTTACGAAAACCGCTCGTCGGTTACGGAAGTGGAGAAACTCGACATGCCGCAGAGTTTTGGCTGGCTTGTCGGCCCGTACAGGTACTTTCCGCAATGAAAATTCGTCAGGCGCAGACCAGCGCAACCTACATTCTGCCGGACCCCGGTGAACTGAATAAACGCGTCCTGATCCGCCAGCGGGTGGATATGCCCGCGGATAACTTTGGCGTGGAGCCTCAATACCCGGTTACGTTCCGGACATGGGCGAAGGTTATCCAGACCAGTGCCACCACCTGGCAGGAAACCGCGCAGACCGGGGACGCCATCACCCATTACATCACCATTCGTTACCGCCGGGGGATCACTGCTGATTATGAGGTGGTCTGTGATGACAGTGTGTACCGGGTGAAACGTCAGCGCGATCTGAACGGGGCGCGGCGCTTTCTGCTGCTGGAGTGTACGGAGCTGGGCGAATGTAGGCAGAGTCACGGAGGCAGCAATGGCGACTCCCTTTTTTCACGTTGATGTTCAGCAGCCCGCCGAGATGCGCTTTAACCGCGCCCGTGTCCGGCGGGCGTTTGTCACGATTGGGCAGCGTCATATGCGTGATGCCCGTCGGCTGGTGATGCGCCGTGCGCGGTCGGCACCGGGTGAAAACCCCGGTTATCAGACCGGACGCCTGGCTCGTTCGATTGGTTATATGGTGCCGAGAGCCAGTAAAAAGCGAGCCGGTTTTATGACACGCATTGCCCCTAACCAGCGCAACGGGAAGGGGAACCGGATGATCTCTGGTGACTTCTATCCGGCGTTTCTGTTTTTTGGTGTCCGGGGAGGAGCAAAACGTCGTCGTAGTCATCATCGTGGTGCATCCGGTGGCAGCGGCTGGCGACTGGCTCCACGTAATAACTTCATGGTGGAAGCGCTTGAAAAGAACCGCAGCTGGACACGCTATTTTCTGGCGCGGGAATTGCGTAAATCACTGAAGCCGGAGCGACGACACAGATGAAACTGACGCCTGTTATTGTTGCGCTGCGTGCCCGCTGCCCGTATTTTGAAAACCGGGTGGCAGGCGCGGCACAGTTCAAAAATCTGCCGGAGGTCGGAAAGCTGAGACTCCCGGCGGCGTATGTGGTACCGGGTGATGACTCTCCGGGAGAAAACAAAAGCCAGACCGACTACTGGCAGGAGCTGAAAGAGGGCTTCTCCGTGGTTGTCATACTGAGTAACGGGCGTGATGAGCGCGGTCAGTTTGCCTCGTATGATGTGGTGGACGATGTCCGGCAGATGCTCTTTAAGGCCCTGCTGGGCTGGAACCCGGAAGCGTGCGGTAACCCGATTACCTATGACGGCGGCACGCTGCTGGATCTGAATCGTCATGAGCTGATTTATCAGTTCGATTTTTCGGTCATCAGCGAGCTGACTGAAGACGATACCCGCCAGCAGGATGATCTGAACAGTCTGGATGAACTGCAAACGCTGGCGATTGATGTTGATTATCTCGAGCCCGGTAACGGGCCTGACGGCGATATCGAACATCACACCGAAATAACCCTTCCTTCCTGAGAATCTTCATGTTTGTGAAACCTGTTAAAGGGCGGTCAGTGCCTGACCCTGCCCGCGGTGACCTTTTGCCCGCCGAAGGGCGAAATGTTGACGAGAACAACTACTGGCTGCGCCGTGAAGCAGCGGGTGATATCCGGCGCGTGAATAAAAAGGTGAACACCGATGACGATAAGCTTTAACACCATTCCGTCGAATACGCTGGTTCCGCTGTTTTATGCGGAAATGGATAACCAGGCGGCGAATACTGCACAGGATAGCGGAGCATCGCTGCTGATTGGTCATGCCAATAACGGTGCAGAGATTGTTGCCAACAGTCTGGTGCTGATGCCATCGGCAGACTATGCACGCCAGATTTGTGGTGCGGGAAGTCAGCTGGCGCGTATGGTCGAGGCTTATCGCCAGACCGACCCGTTTGGTGAGCTGTATGTGATTGCCGTTCCGGAAGCCACAGGCGCGGCGGCAACGGTTACGCTGACGGTGACCGGGGAAGCAACCGAAAGCGGCACGGTGAATGTCTATGTGGGACGTACCCGCGTGCAGGCTCCGGTGACCAACGGCGATAACGTCACGACGATTGCCAGCAGTATCCAGGATGCCATCAATGCCGTTCCGGCCCTGCCGTTTACGGCCTCATCTTCGGCTGGTGTGGTTACATTGACCGCTCGCCATAAGGGGCTTTGCGGGAATGAAATTCCTGTCAGCCTCAATTACTACGGCTTCGGTGGGGGCGAAGTGCTGCCAGCGGGCGTACAGATTGCCGTGGCGACGGGGACCGCCGGAACGGGCGCTCCGGTTCTCACCGGCGCGGTGGCTGCAATGGCGGATGAGCCGTTTGATTATATCGGTCTGCCGTTCAACGACACGGCCTCTGTTAACACGCTGGTGACCGAGATGAACGATACCAGCGGTCGCTGGAGCTATGCGCGTCAGCTGTATGGTCATGTGTATACGGCAAAGGCCGGCACACTGTCAGAACTGGTGAACGCAGGTGACCAGTTTAACCAGCAGCACATCACCCTGGCGGGGTACGAAAAAGAGACCCAGACGCCTGCCGACGAGCTGGCAGCCAGCCGTACCGCCCGCGCAGCGGTGTTTATCCGCAACGATCCGGCACGTCCCACGCAGACCGGTGAGATGGTGGGTATGCTGCCTGCGCCGAAGGGGAAACGGTTCACGATGACCGAACAACAGACCCTGCTGTCTCATGGCGTGGCAACGGCGTATGTCGAAAGCGGGGTACTGCGCATTCAGCGTGATGTCACCACGTACAGGAAAAACGCTTACGGGGTTGCGGATAACAGCTACCTCGACAGTGAGACACTGCATACCAGCGCGTATGTACTGCGCAAACTGAAATCCGTCATTACCAGTAAGTACGGGCGTCACAAGCTTGCCAGTGACGGTACCCGCTTTGGTCCCGGTCAGGCGATTGTCACCCCGGCGGTGATCAAAGGGGAACTGCTGGCAACCTACCGTCAGCTTGAGCGTGCGGGGATCGTGGAAAACTACGAACTGTTTAAGCAGTACCTGGTTGTGGAGCGTGATGCCAGCGATCCGAACCGCCTGAACACGCTGTTCCCGCCTGACTATGTTAACCAGTTGCGTGTCTTTGCCGTGGTTAACCAGTTCCGTCTTCAGTATTCAGAGGAGTCTGCATAATGGCCCGTATCGGGGGAACCTGTTATTTCAAAATTGACGGTCAGCAGCTATCGCTGACCGGCGGCATTGAGGTGCCCATGAACAGGACGGTCAATGATGACATCATCGGCCTGGACGGTTCAGTGGACCGCAAGGAAACTCACCGTGCGCCCTATGTCAAAGGGACCTTCAAGGTGCCGAAGAATTTTCCGGTGAGCAAAATCACCTCGTCTGATGAGATGACCATCACTGCCGAGCTGGCGAACGGTCAGGTCTATGTACTGTCGTCTGCCTGGCTGCACGGCGAAGCGAACCATAATGCCGAAGAAGGCACGGTTGATCTTGAGTTCCACGGTGAAGAAGGGGATTACCAGTGATTGAGCTTGTACTTAAAAAACCGATCATCGCCCACAAAGAAACACTGCATGTGCTGGAAATACGTGAGCCTACGTATGACGAGATTGAGGCGCTGGGGTTCCCTTTCTCTGTTTCACCTGATGGTGGTATGAAAATGGACAGTCAGGTAGCGCTGAAATATATCCCGCTTCTGGCCGGGATCCCGCGCTCGTCTGCAGCGCAGATGACGAAGCTGGATATTTTCAAGGCAGGCATGATTGTAATGCGTTTTTTTACCGGCTTGGAGACGGAAGAGACCTCCGGAAGCGATTCTACAATGTCGCGTGGTTCTGGAAATTAAACCCCCTTGAACTTCGCCGGACGGCTATTTCCCACTTTGCTGATCTGGAGGCAGAGGCCGTCCGTATAAATGAGGAGATGAAGCATGGCTGATAATTTTCAGCTGAAAGCCATCATCACCGCCGTTGACAGGCTGTCCGGCCCGCTTAAAGGTATGCAGCGTCAGCTTAAGGGGTTTCAGAAAGAAGTCTCCAGCCTTGCTCTGGGCGCTGCCGGGGCGGGTACTGCAATAATGGGGGCACTGGCACTCCCTGTAAAATCAGCCATCACCCTTGAATCGAAGATGGCTGATGTCCGCAAAGTGGTAGACGGTCTGGATACGCCGGATGCGTTTAAGGCCATGACGGAGCAGGTTCGCGCTTTGTCTACTGAGCTTCCCATGTCTGCAGACGGGATCGCGGAAATTGTGGCGGCTGGCGGTCAGACCGGGATTGCACGTGATGAACTGATGCAGTTTGCCACTGATGCGGTGAAGATGGGCGTGGCCTTTGATACCACGGCTGAAGAGTCCGGGCAGATGATGGCCCAGTGGCGTACTGCGTTTAATATGACGCAGGATGAAGTGGCCGGGCTGGCTGACAAAATCAACTACCTTGGTAATACCGGCCCGGCGAATGCGAAGAAAATCTCCGATATTGTTACGCGTATTGGTCCTTTAGGTGGTGTTGCAGGTGTGGCTTCCGGCGAAATCGCGGCAATGGGGGCAACCATTGCCGGGATGGGCGTGGAGTCAGAAATTGCCGCCACAGGGATCAAGAACTTCATGCTTTCCCTGACCGCGGGAAATTCCGCGACAAAATCGCAGAAACAGGCATTACGTTTTCTGCGGATCAATCCGAAGAAATTAGCTGCTGATATGCAGAAAGATGCCCGGGGAACCATGCTGTCTGTACTGGATGCGATGGCTAAAGTGCCCAAAGAAAAACAGGCAGCTGTGCTGAATGCCCTGTTCGGGAAAGAGTCTCTGGGCGCGATAGCACCTCTGCTGACTAACCTTGATTTGTTGCGTACCAACTTCAGGCGGGTTGCGGATTCCCAGCAGTATGGCAGTTCGATGCAGAAGGAATATGCTTCGAGGGCAGCGACGACGGAAAACCAGCTTTTACTTCTGCAAAATCAACTTGATGCCATTTCTTCCACGCTGGGGGAAACGTTTCTTCCTGAGGTTAATGATGGTCTTGAAGCGGTAAAACCGCTCCTTGAGGAAGTGAGAACGTTTGTCCGTGAAAACCCGGAGCTCGTTAAGACCATTGCTAAAATCGGTCTGGCCTTACTGACGGTGGGAGCCGCTGCAGGCTCTTTGTCCAGAATTATGAAAGTTCTCGGCGGTGTGATGAATATGACGCCTGCTAAGGGGCTGATTGCTCTTCTGGTTGGTGGCGCTTACCTCATTATTGATAACTGGGAAACCGTAGGTCCTGTCATAAAAAAAGTCTGGCACGTGGTGGATGAAACGGCGCAGGCGATGGGGGGATGGGAAACTGTTCTGAAAGCGATTGCCCTGTTTATGGCAACCAAATGGGTTGCTGACGTTACCAAATCCATTACCGCAGTGACCAGAGAGATGCGTACGCTGGGGAAGGTATCGGCAGAAACGGGATTGATGGGGAAAGGCCGCGGCTTTATCGGGAAGGCCGGGGTATATGGTTTTCTGGGAACCCTGATGTATGAGCCGGTTAAAGATACTCTGGAAAGTGTTGTTCCTGAAGATACGGTTAACTGGCTGGATAATAAAGGGCTGTTTCTGGCTTCAGACTGGACGCCTTTTTTTGATCGTAAAGAGTACGAGCAGTATCAGGCCAGTCTGAGTCAGTACAAACCCAATGTTCCGCTGTTGAATCCATCTTCTTCCATGACACAGCACAGCGAGCTGAAAGTCACGTTCGAGAATGCTCCGCCAGGTATGAAGATAATTGATGTACCGGGCAAAGCCGATCCCCTGATGAAAATCACGCACGATGTGGGGTATTCCCCTTTTCGTTTTCCACGATAACGCAGTCCTTTTTGAGGTCAGTCTATGGATTTATCCTCATTTCCCACCCGACCTTCATTACTTTCGTCGTCTTCAGGCTGGCGTGACAGACTTCAGGACGCGTCATTTCGCGGCGTGCCGTTTAAGGTTGAAGAAGAAAGTGCGGGAACCGGTCGCCGTGTGGAAACACATGAATACCCGAACCGCGACAAACCCTATACCGAAGACCTGGGGAAAATCACTTTTCGCCCGTCCATCACGGCTTATGTGGTGGGAGATGACTGCTTTGACCAGCGCGATCGCCTGATTGACGCGCTGAATAAACCCGGTCCCGGCACGCTTGTCCATCCGACATACGGTGAGCTGAAAGTCTGTGTTGACGGAGAAGTTCGGGTCAGCACATCGAAGAGTGAAGGGCGTATTGTCCGCTTTGACCTGAAGTTTGTCGAAGCGGGAGAACTCTCTTACCCCACTTCAGGTGCGGCGACGGCGCAGACGCTGATGTCATCCTGTTCTGCACTGGATGACTGCATCAGTGACAGCTTCAGAGGTTTCAGTATCGATGGCGTGGCGGATTTCGTGCAGAACGACGTCGTTGGTAATGTCAGCACAATGCTTGGGTATGTTTCTGATGCGATGAAAGTGGTGGATTCTGCCGTATCGGATGCTGCCAGGCTGTTGCAGGGGGATATCTCGGTACTTCTGCCGCCACCATCGTCAGGCAAAAATCTCGTTGAGCAGGTGCAGAAAATGTGGCGTACCGGGAAACGCCTTTATGGTAACGCCAGCGACCTGGTCACCATGATCAAAACGCTTTCCGGTGTCAGCCTCGGCAGCGATCTGCAACCGCGCGGCGTCTGGAAAACGGACAGTAAAACTACCGCCACGGCGACGCAGCAGCGTAACGTGGTTGCCAGCACCCTTCGTACGACCGCAATCAGCGAAGCGGCGTATGCCGTCACACGATTGCCTGCGCCCACAACTTCCGCGGTGATGCAGAATGCCACAGTAGGGCAGTCAACAACACCCGCGCAGAGCACCGGCTGGCCTTCTGTCACGCATCCGGCACTGAACAATGCACCGGCGGTGAAAAACACGGTTGACCTGCCAACGTGGGAAGAACTGACCGACATTCGCGACACACTGAATACGGCAATTGATAAGGAGTTGTCCCGTACAACCAGTGATGCGCTGTTTCTGGCGCTGCGCCGGGTGAAAGCAGATCTGAATGCGGATATCAACACGCGCCTTGAACAGTCTGCACGGATCATTCAGCGCACGCCGGATGAGGTTTTACCCGCGCTGGTGCTGGCGGCGACCTGGTTTGATAACGCGGCGCGTGACGCGGACATTATCCGGCGTAATGCCATTACGCATCCCGGCTTTGTGCCGGTGATCCCTCTGAAGGTGCCAGTGCAATGAACGACAATGTCACGCTACGGGTAAATGGCCGGGAGTGGAATGGCTGGACATCGGTGCGCATCGGTGCCGGTATTGAACGGCTGGCGCGGGATTTCAGTGTGGAGATCACCCGCCAGTGGCCGGGAGATGAGGGTATCACCACGCTTCAGCCGCGCATTAAAAACGGTTCAAAAGTGGAAGTGCTGATTGGTGATGAGCTGGTGATCACCGGCTGGGTGGAGGCGACTCCCGTTCGTTACGATGCCCGTTCGGTCAGCACCGGTATTGCCGGACGTAGTCTGACGGCTGACCTGATTGACTGTGCAGCCGAACCGACACAGTTTAACGGACGCTCGCTGGTGCAGATTGTGCAGGCGCTTGCTGCGCCTTTTGGCATTGAGGTGGTGAACAGCGGTGCGCCGTCGGGTGTTATTCCTGATGTTCAGCCTGATCACGGTGAAACGGTGATTGAGGTAATCAACAAAATACTCGGTCAGCAGCAGGCGCTGGCTTACGACGACCCGCACGGCAGGCTGGTGATTGGCGGTATTGGCTCAACGCGGGCACATACCGCGCTGGTACTTGGGGAAAACATCCTTTCCTGTGATACGGAGAAGAGTATCCGGGAGCGGTTTTCTGTTTACCAGGTGGCGGGGCAGCGTGCCGGAAACGACGATGATTTCGGTGAGGCCACCACCACCGCGCTGCGGGCCCGCACAGAGGACGCATTTATTGCCCGTTACCGTCCGATGTATATCAGGCAGACAGGGCAGGCCACGGGGGCAGGCTGTATTGCGCGTGCTGACTTTGAAGCCCGACAACGGGCGGCGCGGACGGATGAAACCACCTATGTGGTGCAGGGCTGGCGACAGGGTAACGGTACGCTGTGGCAGCCCAACCAGCGGGTGATTGTCTTCGATCCGGTCTGTGGTTTCGACAATACCGAACTGCTTGTTTCGGAAGTCACGTTTACTCAGGACCAGAACGGAACCCTGACGGAAATCCGTGTCGGCCCGCCTGATGCTTATCTGCCTGAACCCGAAGATCCCGGCGCGCGGAAAAAGAAAAAAGCCAGAGTACAGGAGGACCCGTTCTGATGAGGGCGATTGAAACCATACAGCGACAACTTCTCGGCCTGATTGGGCGGGCAGTGGTGAAAAGCATCAGTGCCGCCACGAAATGTCAGACCGTGGATGTGTCCCTGATTGCCGGTGAACCCAAAGCCGGGGTTGAACATCTTGAACCCTACGGTTTTACCGCAAGGGCAAACAGCGGTGCGGAAGCGGTGGTGTTGTTTCCGGATGGCGACCGTTCTCATGCGGTGGTTGTTACGGTGTCGGACCGGCGCTACCGCCTGAAAGGGCTGCAGACGGGTGAGGTGGCTGTCTATGACGATCAGGGGCAGTCCGTGACGCTGACCCGGGAGGGGATCGTGGTGGACGGTGCAGGTAAAACGATCACGTTTCGCAATTCACCTGAAGCACGTTTTGAAATGGACCTGGAAGTGACCGGACAGGTGAAAGACCTGTGCGACTCCGGCGGCACCACCATGTCAGCGATGCGGCTTGCCTATAACGGGCATCGTCACAGAGAGAACGGTCAGGGCAGTAACACCGACAAACCTGATAAAGCGATGGAGGCATGATGGAACTGTGGCTGACGGTGAACGGTAAACGCACCTGCGCCAGCGCACCGCTGGATCCGCTGACCCGCGCCGTGGTGATTTCCCTGTTTACCTGGCGGCGGGCGGAGCCTGATGACAACGCCGACGTCCCGATGGGATGGTGGGGGGATACCTGGCCTGCGGTACAGAATGACCGTTACGGCTCCCGGCTGTGGCTGCTTCAGCGCAGCAAACTGACCAATCAGCTGGTGCAGACGGTAAGGGGATATATCCGCGAATGCCTGCAATGGATGACTGATGACGGCGTGGTGTCCCGTATTGATCTGGATATCCGCCGCACCGGGATTAATGAACTGGGTAACAGTATCACTCTCTGGCGTCGTGACGGACCGGTAATGATTTCTTTTGATGATCTGTGGAGTGCGATAACGCATGGCGGATAGTGAATTTCAGCGCCCGACGCTGGCAGAAAATATCAGTATGCTCCGTAACGATTTATTCGCCAGGCTGGACGTCAGCGACACGCTCCGGCGCATGGATGAAGACGTGCGGGCAAAGGTGTATGCGGCGGCGCTGCATACGGTTTACGGTTACATCGATTATCTGGCAATGAACATGCTGCCTGACCTGTGCGATGAGTCCTGGCTGGCGCGACATGCTGCGATGAAACGGTGTCCGCGCAAGGGGGCCACTGCTGCCAGCGGGTATATGCGCTGGGAAGGTGTCAGCGATGGGCTGAAGGTGACCGCCGGGAGTGTTATTCAACGCGATGACCTGGTTCAGTACACGGCAACTGCCGATGCAACCAGCTCCGGTGGTGTCCTGCGCGTGCCGATCGCCTGCTCAAGTGCAGGTGCGGTCGGTAACGCTGACGACGGTACGTCATTAATCCTGGTCACGCCGGTGAATGGTCTGCCGTCTTCCGGTGTGGCAGATACCCTGACTGGCGGATTCGATACTGAAGATCTGGAAACGTGGCGCGCCCGCGTCATTGAGCGATATTACTGGACGCCTCAGGGCGGGGCTGACGGGGACTATGTTGTCTGGGCTAAAGAAGTGCCCGGCATTACCCGCGCATGGACATACCGACACTGGATGGGAACGGGGACTGTCGGTGTGATGATTGCCGGCAGTGACCTGATTAATCCCATTCCGGAAGAATCAACGGAAACGGCGGCAAGACAACATATCGGGCCACTGGCCCCGGTGGCAGGCTCTGATTTGTATGTGTTCAGGCCGGTGGCACATACGGTGGATTTTCATATCCGTGTGACGCCGGACACACCGGAAATACGGGCTGCCATTACCGCGGAGTTGCGTTCGTTCCTGCTGCGTGATGGTTATCCGCAGGGAGAACTGAAGGTATCGCGTATCAGTGAGGCGATTTCCGGTGCGAACGGGGAATACAGCCATCAGTTGCTTGCACCGGCAGACAATATCTCCATTGCAAAAAATGAACTGGCGGTACTGGGGACGATTTCATGGACGTGACAAACGATGATTACATCCGTCTGTTGTCGGCACTGTTGCCCCCCGGTCCGGCGTGGTCAGCCAGCGATCCGGCGATTGCCGGTGCGGCACCGTCATTAACCCGCGTTCATCAGCGTGCGGATGCCCTGATGCGGGAGCTGGATCCGCGCACCACCAATGAACTGATAAACCGCTGGGAGCGTCTGTGCGGTCTGCCGGATGAATGTATTCCCGCAGGGACACAGACCCTTCGCCAGCGTCAGCAACGGCTGGATGCGAAGGTTAACCTGGCGGGCGGCATCAACGAGGATTTTTATCTTGCACAGCTTGCTGCCCTGGGCAGACCGGATGCCACCATCACGCGATACGACAAAAGCACGTTCACCTGCTCATCGGCCTGTACTGACGCGGTGAACGCGCCTGAATGGCGGTATTACTGGCAGGTCAACATGCCAGCCGCCACCAACACCACCTGGGTGACATGTGGCGATCCCTGTGATTCCGCACTGCGTATCTGGGGCGACACCGTTGTCGAATGTGTGCTTAACAAACTCTGCCCGTCGCATACCTACGTAATTTTTAAATATCCGGAGTAATCCATGCATCGTATAGACACGAAAACCGCGCAGAAGGATAAGTTCGGCGCGGGTAAGAACGGTTTTACCCGTGGTAACCCCCAGACCGGCACGCCTGCCACCGATCTGGATGATGACTACTTTGACATGTTGCAGGAAGAGCTTTGTGGCGTGGTGGAGGCATCCGGTGCCAGCCTGGAGAAGGGGCGAAACGACCAGTTGCTTACCGCGCTTCGTGCGCTGCTGTTAAGCCGCAAGAATCCGTTTGGTGATATCAAATCGGATGGCACGGTGAAAACGGCTCTCGAAAACCTTGGTTTGGGAGAAGGCTCAGCATTACCCGTTGGTGTGCCTGTTCCGTGGCCTTCAGCCACTCCGCCAACAGGCTGGCTGAAATGCAACGGAGCAGCTTTTTCTGCTGAAGAATACCCGGAACTGGCAAAGGCTTATCCGACAAATAAATTACCTGATTTACGCGGTGAGTTTATTCGTGGCTGGGATGACGGACGTGGAGTGGATAACGGAAGGGGATTATTAACGCTTCAGGACGGTGCGATTGTCAGTCATAACCACTATTGGGGAATCTGGACTTCACGAACTAACGACCAGACTCTGGGAAGTTTTACAGGCACCACGATTTTAAAACAAATCACGCCCCTGTCTCCGGCCATTGACTTCGATAATTACCCAATTCCCAACCCGGCTATTACAGAGGGTGGTGTTGTTGCGGCAACGACTAAACCTGCAGGTGCGAATGAAACACGCCCACGAAATGTCGCTTTTAACTATATTGTGAGGGCTGCATAATGAATAACGCAGAATTAAACAGTGAATTAATTGCCACTATGGCAGGAGAAATTACTGTTTATAACTTTGACGTCATGAGTCGGGAGTATATTTCAGCTTCAACTGAATATCTTGCTGTTGGTGTCGGCATTCCGGCATATTCCTGTTTAGATGCTCCAGGCACCTACAAAGCTGGTTATGCAATCTGCCGCTCTGCAGATTTTAACTCATGGGAATATGTACCAGACCATCGCGGTGAAATCGTCTATAACACCGAAACGGGAGACGCCAAAGAAATCACAACTCCGGGTGATTACCCCGAAAAAACAACCACTATCGCCCCGTTAACGCCATACGATAAATGGGATGGTGAGAAATGGGTGACGGATACTGAGACACAGCATAGCGCCGCAGTAGACGCGGCAGAAGCACAACGTCAGTCACTGATTGATACTGCAATGGCTTCCATTAGTCTGATTCAACTGAAATTGCAGGCCGGGCGGAAGCTGATGCAGGCAGAGACCACCCGACTTAACACTGTGCTGGATTACATTGACGCGGTGACGGCAACAGATACCAGTACCGCGCCGGATGTCATCTGGCCTGAACTGCCGGAGGAGTAGGCCATTCAATATCTGGCGCACTGGAAGTATCGACCAGTTCCAGTGCGTCCAGATAATCCAGCCACAAATTATATTGCGCCAGTTCCTCACCTTTCAGACGACCAATCGCCGCTTTACCAGGCCATTGTTTACTGTTCATGTATTCGTTGGCCTGATTAACTAATCGCTGTTTATTTGATTCAGCGATTGAGATTAATTCTTCGCTGGTAAGTGGTGGCGCATCCTGCCATGCTGGAAAACCATTTTTATCTGAACCAAGTATTTTACCATCAGGCCATGCAACTCCTGCGAACTCAGAATAAATAGTAAAGTTTATTTTCGTAGCGTTCTCAGGAATGGTTTGGCTATCTGGTGAAATATAAAATCCCGAATCAGAGGGATTAAAATAATATGTCTTTTCCATAGTTAATACCCCACAGCCATCCAGTAAATTGAATTTGTTGTAGCAGAAGTGTAAGTAAATCTGATTTTAGTTCTGTTGGTACTTCCAATATCAAAGCCCACAGAACGGGCAGAAGGATCATTAGTTGAAATAAGAGCGTTTACCGAACGACAAGCAGCAGGGAAAGCTACAGGTAATGTTATATCAACTGTTCCAACACTTCCTCCGGTTGGTGAGACAGAAAAACTCCCCCATTGAATAATCATCCCCCCAGGTAATTTCTGGTATCCATTGGCGGTCAATGAGTTACCAAAGCTGTTCATATCCGGTACCTGATTTTCTCCTGTCCCCACATTCCTCTTTGCCGCTTCTCCCAAACCAACGTTTATGAAAATGCAGAAATAACGAGCAAATGGCATCATTCCTGCTTTTGTCAGGGAGATCTACCATGCTTATTGGCTATGTACGTGTGTCAACAAATGACCAGAACACAGATCTACAACGTAATGCGCTGAACTGTGCAGGATGCGAGCTGATTTTTGAAGACAAGATAAGCGGTACAAAGTCCGAAAGGCCGGGACTGAAAAAACTGCTCAGGACATTATCGGCAGGTGATACGCTGGTGGTCTGGAAACTGGACCGACTGGGGCGCAGTATGCGGCATCTTGTCGTGCTGGTGGAGGAGTTGCGCGAACGAGGCATCAACTTTCGTAGTCTGACGGATTCAATTGATACCAGTACCCCAATGGGGCGCTTTTTCTTTCATGTGATGGGTGCCCTGGCTGAAATGGAGCGTGAACTGATTGTTGAAAGAACAAAAGCTGGACTGGAAGCTGCTCGCGCACAGGGACGAATTGGTGGACGTCGTCCCAAACTTACACCAGAACAATGGGAACAGGCCGGACGATTAATTGCATCAGGAGTTCCTCGCCAGAAGGTGGCGATTATCTATGATGTTGGTGTGTCAACTTTGTATAAGAGGTTTCCTGCAGGGGATGAATAAAGTTAAAGACACTTTGTGTACAAAAGAAAGTAAAACAACAGCAACTTGTTGCAATTTTATCAATAAAAGTAGTATTGTCGTGAAAAATTGATTAAAGATTAATATTATGCATGTTTTTGATAATAATGGAATTGAACTGAAAGCTGAGTGTTCGATAGGTGAAGAGGATGGTGTTTATGGTCTAATCCTTGAGTCGTGGGGGCCGGGTGACAGAAACAAAGATTACAATATCGCTCTTGATTATATCATTGAACGGTTGGTTGATTCTGGTGTATCCCAAGTCGTAGTATATCTGGCATCATCATCAGTCAGAAAACATATGCATTCTTTGGATGAAAGAAAAATCCATCCTGGTGAATATTTTACTTTGATTGGTAATAGCCCCCGCGATATACGCTTGAAGATGTGTGGTTATCAGGCTTATTTTAGTCGTACGGGGAGAAAGGAAATTCCTTCCGGCAATAGAACGAAACGAATATTGATAAATGTTCCAGGTATTTATAGTGACAGTTTTTGGGCGTCTATAATACGTGGAGAACTATCAGAGCTTTCACAGCCTACAGATGATGAATCGCTTCTGAATATGAGGGTTAGTAAATTAATTAAGAAAACGTTGAGTCAACCCGAGGGCTCCAGGAAACCAGTTGAGGTAGAAAGACTACAAAAAGTTTATGTCCGAGACCCGATGGTAAAAGCTTGGATTTTACAGCAAAGTAAAGGTATATGTGAAAACTGTGGTAAAAATGCTCCGTTTTATTTAAATGATGGAAACCCATATTTGGAAGTGCATCATGTAACTCCCCTATCTTCAGGTGGTGCTGATACAACAGATAACTGTGTTGCCCTTTGTCCGAATTGCCATAGAGAATTGCACTATAGTAAAAATGCAAAAGAACTAATCGAGATGCTTTACGTTAATATAAACCGATTACAGAAATAAAATTATTTATTAAAGTCACATTTAAGACGTAATACCCTACAGGGTAAAAATTTTCTCTGATCTTAACTTCTGCAAATGTTAACTGCTATTTTTATGCTAAAAATGGTTATCAAAACTCAAAAACACATGTTTATAATCAATGAGTTATAGAAATGCTAAGGGCTAATGAGTTATATGCAAATTAGTAAAATTATGTTGCTATGTCAAATAGTTACGATTTAGTCATCTAACTAATGCTGCGCCATATGGGTTGGACTGAAGCGGCTGACCTGATTGTTAAAGGTATGGAAGGCGCAATCAATGCCAAGACCGTAACTTATGACTTCGAACGTCTGATGGAAGGCGCTAAGCTGCTGAAATGTTCAGAGTTTGGTGAAGCGATCATCGAAAACATGTAATCTCTCCATGTGTTAAATATTGAAACGGGCGTATAACACGCCCGTTGTTTTATTTATGTGGATATTATTAATAGCATATCGAGCATATTTATATGAAGCCCATTACTTGAGCCCATATGGGCATATTTTTATAATGCAACTATTATGTAAACATTTATTTGTTATTTTGCTTTCTCCTGGAGGACACTCTTGACTGCTTTTGAGTAAACTCCATAAATCCTTGTTGAATGGTGCGATGTGATAAATAGTAATAGGATATTCTTTATCCTTAAGGATAATACCAGACTTAACCGGTGTAAATATACTGCCAGGAGGGAGAAATATAGTAGATTGATACCAGATGATCATTTTCATATTACCCCATATGGCTGAAAAAGATATACCACATGTAGGTTGAATTACCGTGTCAATTACTATCCACTTCATTTGTTATGTCTTATCCCACGGTATTTAATATGGTTCATTAGGATGTTTATTTCTTGATTTTGCATATGAGTATATTACCCCCCCCCTCAAAAAAATAAATTAATTAAAATGATGGCTTATATAAAATAAAATTTAAAGCAAGGAATCTCAATGGATGTTAAACAAAATGAGATTTTGTGAAAGCAATAAATTATTGACTTCGTTTTAGATTTGTTTAGCTATAATGTTATACATTCAAATGACTGAACATCCTGTAATTAAAACATAGCCTTTATGCTACTTTGTGCCAATTTGCTAAACATTATGGTTGCCTTTTTATATAACGATAATAATGAATATAAGCATGACATGAGAATAAGGTTTCAATTTTTGAGTTATATAGGAATGATTTAACCTGTTCCTGGCTAAAATACATATAACCGGATGATGACTAAACCAAAATACATGTGCGTTAAGTATTGAAACGGACGTGTGGCACGGCCGTTGTTTTTATAAATATGTTAACCGTTATAAAATAACGTATCAAAAGTCAAGTGATCACATTTCAAATATCAAGTTGATAGTATTAGTCTGGTGATTATTTATGGGTGACAATAAAAAGACAGTATTAATCATCCATAGAGATAGTCTCTGCACTTTTATTTCCATTATGCTAATGCCTTACTGAATTATGAAGCATTTCTTAAGTATCCAACTTTAGCTAGATTAATGGTTTATTATTTTCTACATCTTCAATATATAAAAGCGTATTATCAATGGCGTAGTAACTGCGTTTGTTATGATTAACATCAGTAACCCACCGGAAAACGCCCGCGCCTGCCAGTGTTGAACAGTATTCCCGAAATGTAGATTTTCCGCAAATATGAAGCAATGCGGCCTCTTTTATTTTAGCAGGGTTCTTGGTCGTACTAACTTTTAACAGGTTCCTGGTTCCTCTTAATAACAAAACCGTATCATCGTGAGTAATAATTCTGATGTTATCCGTAGCCAGATAATAAATGTAATGTGCAATACGGTGATGTTTTAATTCTGAATAAAACCAGGAGAAGTTTTGCTCTTTTCTCACTTGCTCAAACATCTTTTGAAAAACAACGACCTGATCCAT